ATATTCTTGATCTTCTTTCGGATCCTTGTAAATTAATTTTTTTTCTTGAAATGATTCTTTCTTTCCTTTCTTGTGTTTTTTTCCCCCCTTCTGGTTTCCTTTCGGCATTATCTATAAGACTATATTATGTTATTGGTGTAGTTTTAAATAATTTTATTTAAGCCTTCTTGTAAATGACCATACCCGTCTTCGTTGTGGCTTGCTTGTAAGTTGTCCCGTTGTAAGAAAACGTTTCAGCTCCCGATTTTCTGGCCTTTTCTTTCGCCATCATGTAGGCATTCATCTTTTTCTTACCCTTACTCTTCTTGCTCTTCTTGCCCTTTTTAACTCTGGAACTCTTTCGTTGTGCCTTGCTTGTACGACTACGGATTTTTGATCCACGCTTTCCCTTAGATCTACGAGCCGTTCTTCCTCTTCTCATTTATACTTTCATTTAGTTTTTTTTTTTTTTGAAAATATATTGATATGCATACATTTTGATTAAATAAAAACCACTGTCCACAATGACTTTAATAATTGTATTTCCTATCGGTGTTAATTTATTATTCATATAAAACGGAAGAGATGAAAAAGAATTATAATTATTATTCAAATATTTTATAATTTCTACCGTTATTTCCGAACATATTATATTAAATAGTATATTCGTAATTACATATTTATTAAATGTTGATATTAGACCCTTAGAACTTTTCCGATTAAATGTATAAATATAATTTCCTAAAAATGTAATCAATAGACCTATTGTCTGCGATAGATATATTTGATATACGATATCTAATTCAGTATATATTCCTAATAAATATAACAATAATAAATCACATAGTTCTCCTATAAATCCCACCGGTACCCCTCTAATTGTTAATTTAAAAAACTTAAATATTTCTTTCATAATATTTATATTACTTTTTTTAATTTAGATAAAGTTGTTTGTAATTCTTCCAATGATGGAGGCTCGAATCCTGTTTTGGAGTATTTTTTTTCTTTCTTTATCGGTTTAGATTTCTTTAAAACTATACCCCGTAAATCGGAAGCTTTTATTTTATTAACAGGTATTATCGAACTAAAATTAGAAGATGGTGGGGGTGGTGGAGGTGGATGTGGGATAGAAGATTTATTTTTAAGATCTAAATTTTTCTGTAATTCAATTGCCCCTTGAGGGACACCCATATTTTTCATCTTTTGATATTTATCTAAATTAATATTGTCTTTATCTTCTTTATCTTCTTCAATAAACGCATATTCATTTAAAAAAGTTGGTTTATCTAAACGAGCCTGTAAAAGATACCACTGAAACCATATTTCATTATTATGAATCCATAAACCTTCTAATCCAATTATAAATATTCCATATGAAAAGGGATCAATCTTATATAATTGATTTTTAGAATTATCGTAAAATTTAGAATTTAAACTTACTTTTAATCTCATTGTATAATCAAAACTTGTCTGTTTTAAAAAAGAATTAACATTATAATCTTTATATTTATCTTTTATAGTATTATAAATATTTTTAAGAACTTTTAAAAAATTTATATTATCTTCGTCATTATCTTTATTCTGAAATGATAAATCAACAATATACTTTCCATTATCTAATTTCTGTTTACCATAGGGTAGAAATAACTTGGGTGTCTGAATTAAACATTCTCTGAAATTATTTTCATACAATATCCTTAAAGGGATGAAAGAAAATTCATCGGAATATTTTAATAAATTCTTTTTACCCAATAATATTTCATTTAATGATTTATGATGAATAATCATAAGATTACTTAAATATATTTCACAATTTATATTTAAATGGATAATATCTGTGCGATATGTGGTGACTATTTAAACGTAAAATTAACGCATAAACTTAATTGTGGAACACCAGAAGAACCACACGAGTTTCATTATGAATGTTTATTAAAAACTTTTAATTATAATCACAATATTGAAAAAGATAGAAATTGCCCATATTGTAGAAAAAAAATAGATTATCTTCCTCTTGTCTATGGCTTAAAAAAAGTTGTGCCGGGAATTCATTGTCCTTATCATGATTTAAAAAATAAGAAAGAAGAGTTGAAGGGATATCAGATTAAATGTAAGCATATTTTAACAAGAGGTAAAAGAAAGCATGAAATGTGTGGTAAGAATTGTCAATTAGGTTCGGAATATTGTGGTGTCCATTTAAAATCTTTTAAGAATTCACAATTTAAATTTGATTCAAAACAAAAATGCATTGTTATAAAACAAAAAAAAAATTCACATGAAGCAGAAGAAAAAGCACTCGAAGTATCGCAATAAACTTCACCCTGAAGAAAAGAAAAAACTATCTCTTGTAAAAGATAATGTCAAACAAAACAAACTTAAACGGGATATCTATAGATTACCTTTCGACATCAAGTGTAAGATCTTCCAGATGGCTATGATCGCGAACATCCCCCTGTGGGTAATGGAACTCAGACCGAAATTCAGATTCGTTAAACAAGAATTCTTTAACAACGAAAAAGGAATAGGATATTATGATGGTAATGGATTTCCTCAACATTTCATCCATGCTAACTCTAAATCCCACATAGGATGGGAACGCAAGGTTAATTCTTGGAAATCTCTTGATTTCTGGAATATTAGGCGAAATTTACTATGCAATAAAAACGTCAAAACTGGTGAACAGAAAGGTATTATTTCTGTTTATATAAATCCTGAAAAAGAAAAACCGGAACTCGTTAAATATAGAGAATTTAGAAACACCCCGAATCATTTCTGGACACACTATAAATGTAGATGCTATGAGTGTGATTTAATTAGAGTTATATCCGATGGGGGATATCTAAAATGGTCCAGTATAAAATATTTTGAAGAAGGACATATCAGAGATAGTAAATACAATAAAAATTATTCAAAACACAAATTCAGAGGTATCACCATGAATCCTGATAAGGTTACCCAGTGGTCCTTTAAAAAATAAATAAATTTGATACAACTATATAAATTTTTTTATCATATAAATGGAAAACCGAATGGAACAGAACCCTGAATTAGAACAGAACACTGATAATAATCCTGAATTAGAATTATCATATGAAGAAGAACAACTCCAACAACTCCTTATCCAAGAATCCGAAAAACTTAAGATACAGATGGACCGGGAATTAAGGGCATCCCAGGAAAAAGAATATCAAGAATCCCTTGAAAAGGATTTACTAAATATAAAAAAAGAAGAAGTTAATCCTTGGGTAAACGTTGTAGAGGTTTCAATTGAAGAAATGCGTGCTACACGATTAAAAAGATTTGAAAAAGGTTAAAGGTTTATCAATAGATTAATATGTTAAAAAAAATGGAGTGCTCTATCTGTTTAGAGAAGATTAATACTAAAGATGAATATAAATTAACATGTAATCATAGTTTTCATAAGAAATGCTATAGAGCATGTGTGTTTTCCAATAATCTTAATATTTTTATCGATTGTCCCCTCTGCCGAGGATTTAATTATAATAATGATAAATTATCTTGTAATAGTTTAGAGAATTTACGTTTTTTTTGTTATAGTGGAAGATGTTGTCACGAAACCAAAGAAGGTAACAGATGTAAAAATAAGAGTATTATTCTTAATTATGGATATTGTTATTCTCATAATAAAGAAATTTTGCCGAAAGATAAATATGAATTAATGGTTGATTTTATTTATTGGATGTTAGAAGGAAATAATAAATGCGAAACTAAATTAACTATGATTGATATTACGAAAAAGTTACTTATCCAGAATCCGAATATAATGAAATTAAATGAGATCTTAACATATTTTTATAGATTTTATCATTATTATAAACATGAGGGGAATTTACAGGGTCAGGATAATAGTCCTTTAATAAGAAGACAAGAAATGTACCGTTATTATGATTTAGAACTCGTTGAAGACGGATGGCATAATAGATGTCTGGATAAAAAGATTATTTTTTAGCTTTCTTTTTAGCTTTTTTAGTTTTTTTCGGTTTCTTATATTTACCCGATTTTTTATTTCTATTATCCAATTCAACTTCATCCTCAACCATTCCCAATAAACTACTTACCTCATCTTGATCTTGAGATAAGAATGTATCTAATTTTGAAAATTGTTTATTATTTTTATCATAAATTCTCTGTAGTTCTTTTTCGTCTAAACCATACATATCTATTATTGCTTGTATTTCTTTATCTGGTTTACTTTTCTTCATTGCTTTTTTTAAGAGATCTTCTGCTAAATCTTTATCCTTTTGAGGTATTTTATTTTTCTTTTTAGATTTTCTTAATTCCGGATAATCTCTTTCTACTCTCTTTTTCAGGATATCACTTAACTCGGAACCACGGAACATCTTGTGACCACACAATCCTCTTAAGCCATTGTCATATTCTTTTTTCGCTCTCATATATACTTGATAAAAAGATGGATCTTCACTTCCCAAATATTCCATCAATTCCTCTTTCGTATATGTTTTCATAAGTGATTCTTTTAAATCAAATAGTTTCTGTTTACCTTTGGATGTATTCATATCAAAGTCTCTAATTTCAAACATATTCCAGTTACATCTACTATTGGATTTACAATCATTTTCGTCCAATCCCACGCACTTGCGAGTACCCGCCAATTTTCCTTTCTTTTTAGTTGCTTTTTTCTTTTTTTTAGTTGCTTTCTTCTTTTTAGTTGCTTTTTTCTTCTTTTTAGATTTACCCGCCAATCTTGATTCATCTATTGATTCTATTGATTCCGTTACAAATTTATTAACAATATCATCGTCTACTCTCGGATATTGGCGTAGATCATCTGAGTAAAGATCATTGAAATGTTTAGTAATTTTATCAATATATATTCTCATACCCTTTTCAGTTAATCCTACACCGTATCTTTCTGGTAATTTCATAATATTTTTTTTCGCTACATCAATTGATTCATTGCATTCTTCGGGATCGTCTATCTCATCGGGATCTACCGCATCTGGATGAGAAAGTCCTCTATCTGCCCTCTCCGAATAAAATAAAGCTTCAATAAAAAAATTAGTTAATCTCTTTAATCTACCATCTCCACCACCTTTCATTATATTTAACCATAGATTTTTTTTACATACGAAGTGTTATTTACATATAAGAAGTGTTATTTACATATAAGAAGTGTTATTTACATATACGAAGTGTTATTTACATATACATATGTTCGGGTGGTTTATCAGTATTACCCTTATTTAGTAATTCAGTAAGATGTTCCGACTTTACTTCAAAAGGTAATTTAAAATCTTTCAACTTAAATGATAATTCATTACCCCCTGATAACATACATATATTTACCTTTGAAATGATACTCTCTAAACATCTTTTTAGATTGCGAACACCCTCTTCGCATCCTGTATATTTCTCTACTATTTCTTTTAAGATTTCATCACTAAACGTAATTTCATCATCCTTGAACGCGAATGTATTTAATATATCTTTTAGAAGATATTCTCTGCTGATTTTTATTTTTTCCTCTGTTTTAAATCCTTTCGTATGAATAACATACATTCTGTCTTTTAGAATCTTATTAACTCTGGATTCATCGTTGTAAGAGAAGATAAATAGAACCTTGGAAAGATCTAAATTTATCCCTGGGAAATAATTATCCTGAAATAATGAATTCTGTGAAGAATCTGTGAGATGAGTTAACATATGAATAATTTCATCTCCCTTCTGAGTATCGCTAACCTTATCTAACTCATCGAAGTAAATTACAGGATTCATACATTTAGAATCTTGTAATATTTGAACAATTCTACCCCAATGAGATCCCTCGTATGTATAAGAATGTCCATCGAAATATGCCGAATCAGACGCACCTCCCAGAGAAATAAAAGCGAAGGGTCTATTTAGAACTTTTGAAATACCTTCTTTTACGAGGGTAGTCTTACCATTACCCATTGGACCCTGAATTGCTAAAACATTTCCACCACTATTTGGATTCTTAATCCATTTACCTATAACTTGAAGGATATGGGTTTTAGCTTCATTATGACCATATATCGCTTTATCAAGTGTCTTATATGTATCTTTAATAAAAGATCTTTTTTCTTCAATACTCGATTCTGGGTTTACGGGTAACCCTTGATATTCTCCGAATGGAATCTTTATTAAACCATTAATCCAATGATCCATTTTACTATGTTCTCCCGTTGAAACATCCATTTCCGATAACTTATCAATATTCTCTATTGCTACGGATTTAGTTTTAAGGTCCATATGGGAATTTATAATCTTGAATCTAAGTGGAACTTCCGAATCATTAATGTTATAAATCTCCTTCGTCGCCTCAATAAGATCTTTTTTATTTTCTTCTCCGAGTTTATGAAAATATTCCATTGTATGTTCTTCGCTATTAAGTGAAGCATGACTTTCTAATACATCTTCTAATTCTTCGTCGTATTCATCGTATTCAAACAAGAATTCTTCATCAGAAGATTCACTTAGAGAATCATCCAATTCTTCTGTTAGTAATTTATCTCCAATTTTAATTGTGTATTTCACTTCTTCTCCAGTTTCTTCTCCTGTTTCTTCTCCTGTTTCTTCTCCAGTTTCTTCTCCTGTTTCTTCTCCCGTTTCTTCTCCAGTTTCTATTTCTTCAACCCTAATTTTTCGTTTCTTCTTTAATGCTTTATTCGCTTTTCCGGTTGCTTTTAAGATAAGATAATTCATAAACATATCCCTCATTGGATCATTAAGATCTTTCTTTTTTTTCTTTTTCTTCATCTTTTTATTCGGTTTTATTCCATATAATAACTCCCCTAATTCCTCCATTGCTTTATCATCATTATCAACTTCATCGTATACTATAAAATCTTTTATATTACCATCCATGTCAATTTCCTCATCTATTTCTTCTACTTTAATGATATCTTGTTTTGATAAATTTTCAGTATTCTCCGTATTTTTATATTTAGAGCGAGTTGTCATATTATGATTATTATTATTATCTTTATTCATTTATTAGATATAAATTATTTATATCAAATTTTTTTAAATAAATTTGATTCTTATTTAAATATTTAATTAATTATATAATTAAATAAGATGACTGAAACATTGGAACAGAATATTAAAAATGTTAGCGCGCTTCAATTTAGTATTATGGGTCCAGATGAAATCAGGAAAAATTCGGTTGTCGAAATTACTAAACACGAAACATATGATAAAGATATACCCGTAATTAAGGGTTTATTTGATTTAAGAATGGGTACAACCGATATGGGTAAAGTATGCAATACATGTGGTTTAAGAAATATTGAATGCCCGGGTCATTTCGGTCACCTTGAATTGGGTAGACCCGTTTATTATTATCACTTTATTGATATGGTAATGAAGATTATGAAATGTGTCTGTTTTAGGTGTTCTAAGATACTTATTAATTTAGATGATCCGTTGGTAGAAAATATTCTTAAAAAAAATAAAAAAGATAGATGGCAATATTTATATCCCCTATGCTCTAAGGTATCGAGATGCGGAGAGGAAAATGAAACTGGTTGTGGTTGCAAACAACCTGATAGATATAAATTAGATGGTCCGAACGGTATCCAAGCAATCTGGAAAGATTTAGATGGGACTGGATTACAGAAACAGAACATATCAGCAGAATATGTTAAGGAATTATTTGAAAGAATAACAGATACAGATTGTAATGCTTTAGGATTTTCCTCCACTTGGTGTAGACCAGAATGGTTAATATGTTCTGTATTACCCATACCTCCACCATCGGTGAGGCCTTCGGTTAAGCAGGGAAGTTCTCAGAGAATGGATGATGATCTAACCCATAAATTAGCGGATATTGTAAAATTCAATAATATTCTAAAAAAGAATATTGAAAAATCACAGAGACAAGAAATTATCGATGATTGGACGAATCAAGTACAATATCATGTTGCCACGTACATTGATAACGAATTGCCTGGAGTATATCAATCTACTCATCGTTCCGGAAGACCAATAAAATCTATTAGGCAGAGATTAAAAGGAAAAGAAGGTCGTATAAGAAATAATCTAATGGGTAAACGTGTTGATTTCTCCGCTCGTAGTGTTATTACTCCCGATCCTAATATAGCACTGGATGAACTCGGTGTACCTATAAAAATAGCATTAAACTTAACCTATCCGGAAAAGGTTAATTATTTTAACAGAAATAAATTAATTGAACTTGTTAATAATGGTTCCGAAAAATGGCCCGGTGCTAAATCTATAATCAAGAAAAATGGTAATAAAATTGCTATTAATGACAATAATAAGGTTGATATTGAATTAGAATTCGGGGATATTGTAAATCGTCACTTAAGTGATGGAGATTATGTATTATTTAACCGTCAACCATCACTCCATAAGATGAGTATGATGGGTCATCGTGTTAGAGTTCTAAGCGGGAATACCTTTCGGTTAAATGTCAGTGTTACACCACCCTATAATGCTGATTTCGATGGAGATGAAATGAATATGCATGTTCCACAATCAATTCAGGGTATTTCTGAATTAATTAATATTGCCTCTGTGAATAAGCAGATAGTTTCACCGAGAGAAAATAAACCAATTATTACGATTGTACAAGATACCTTACTTGGTATATATAAGTTGACACAATCAAGAGTCATTGAATTTCAGAGGGGGACGAAACAAGTTCATAGTTCTAATGGTTTAATATATCAGATTGAAGGTGAAGATAAAACTACTAAAGCGGTTCCATCATGTTTATATACTAAGAAGCAGATGATGAATATAATCTGCGATTTATCAACATTTAATGGTATATTTCCTGTAAGTGATAAATATGTCTTAAAAGAAGGTAAAAAAATAGAATTATGGTCGGGTCATGCAATATTATCATATATTATCCCTAATAATGTTAATCTAAAAATACCCAATTCTTCATTTGATAATTATAAAGATTCTGATACCAGCAAGTCGTCCGATCAGATAAAAAACATAGCGAAGCATAATAGTGAAATAAATATAGTTGAAATTATTTCAGGTATAATTCAGAAGGGTACATTTGATAAAAATCTATTTACGAAAACATCTAAGGGATTAATTCATACTATCTATAATGATTTAGGGGATATCAGAGCTAATAATTTTATATATGATTTACAGAAAATCGTATCATATATCTTGTTAATAGAGGGATTTAGTGTGGGCATTAGCGATATGATAGCAGATCAGACAACTAATGATAAAATTAAAAGTATTATCGATAACAGAAAAGAGGAAATTGATGAAATTATGCAAGAGGTTCATCTTGATATATTCGACAGTATACCTGGTCAGAATAAAAATGATTTCTTTGAATCCAAGGTAAATTCTTTATTAAATAAAACCATTAAGGAAACAGGTCAGGTGGGTCTGGAGAATCTTGATTCGGACAATAGGGCAACTTATATGGTTAATTCCGGATCTAAGGGAAAATTAACCAATATTGCTCAAATGATTTCGTGTCTGGGTCAACAGAATGTAGATGGAAAAAGAATTCCACACGCGACCAATGACAGAACATTACCTCATTATTATAAATACGACGATTCGGCAGAATCAAGGGGATTCGTAGAAAACTCATTTATATCGGGGCAGACACCCCAAGAATTCTTCTTTCACGCAATGGGTGGGAGAGAAGGATTGATTGATACTGCTGTTAAAACTTCAACGACAGGTTATGTTCAGAGGCAATTAATAAAATCAATGGAAGACCTAAAAGTTTCATATGATTATTCCGTAAGATCGGCTAATGGGTCTATTGTACAATTTATTTATGGGGAAGATGGAATGGATGCTACATTTATCGAATCACAATCTCTAATTGTAACGAAACTCAGCATAGAGGATATTATTGATAAATTTAAATTTTCAAAAGATACTAAGTGGTCTTCTCTTATAAAGCCTCATATATATGAAAAATTAAAGAAAATTGATGATTATCAAGAGAAATTAGATGAAAATTTCTTGAAAATACTTAATCATAGAGAATATTTAATAGATGTCGTATTTAATGGGAATCCCGAAAATAATATTAATTACCCAGCGAATATTCAACGAATCGTAGAAAATACTATCAAATATAAAAAGATTAAATCTAATATTTCTCCATTAGAAATATTGAAGGGTAATTCAAAACTAATAAAGAAATGTTATGTGAATAAAACATTTAAAAATAATATTATATTCGAAATATTAATTGATATTCATTTAAATCCTAAGGTTCTGTTATCGAAATATATCAATAAAGAAGAATATAATGAGATTATTTCTATCATAGAAGACAAATATAATTCTTCTAAAATTTCACCAGGTGAAATGGTAGGTGCCTTAGCAGCACAGAGTATAGGTGAACCAGCGACACAGATGACTCTTAATACATTCCATTTCGCAGGAGTAAGTGCTAAATCAAATGTTACAAGAGGTATTCCTCGTTTAAAAGAATTAATTCATGTTAGTAAAAATATGAAATCTCCATCAACAATAGTTAATTTAAAAGAAGAATATTCTTATGATAGAAATAAATCCACATATGTTAAAAATAATCTTGAATACACTATATTAAAAGATCTCGTAGATAATTGTAAAATATATTATGAACCCGATAATGAAGAAAATAAATCTATTCTACCAGGGGATGATGATATTCTGGAAATTTATAGGGAATTTAATAAATTCCAAGATGTAGATGAAGATATATTACCCTGGGTCATTAGAATAGAATTTAACAAGAGTGTCATGATGGATAAAGGGGTTGTTATGGAAGATATTTATTTCGCTATAATGAATTATGATCCTGAAAAAATTAGTTATCAATTTACAGATGATAGTTCAAAACAATTGGTGGGCAGAATTTCATTGAAAATCAAAAATGAAGGAAAAATAATAAATGGCAACCAAGATCAGAGTGATTGTATTGACATTATAAAAAATATTAATGAAGATATTATGAATAATATTGTAATTAAAGGTATTAAGAATATAAATGGTATTATAATCAATGAAAAGAAAGAAAATATTAAAATAAATCATGAAACTATTTTAAAAGATAAATATTTCTTAGAAACTGATGGGACGAATCTAATAGAAATTTTAAATAATAAATATATAGATATTAATAATACTTTATCCAATGATATTATAGAAATGATTTCTATATTCGGAATTGAATCGGCAAGAAATAGATTATTCGAAGAAATAAATGAAGTTGCGGACCATGCGGGTGAATATATTAATCCAAGGCATATAGAATTACTTTGCGATGTGATGACTTCAACAGGTGAATTATATTCTATAAATCGTCAGGGTATTAAAGACGGAGATGTGGGTCCCTTAGCGAAAGCATCATTTGAGAATACAACCGAAGAATTAATTAAAGCCGGAATTTTCTCTGAAAAAGATGAATTATTAGGTGTTTCGAGCAACATTATGCTTGGTCAGATTATTAAATCGGGGACAGGATACTGTGATGTATTACTGGATGAAGAACATCTAATAAGTTCCCTTAAAGATATGGGTGAAAAAGAAGAGGAGTATGTTGATATAGATGAAAGTAATATTGATGTATTATTGGAAAAAGAAGAAGAAGGAGATTGTTCTGAAGATAATTTCAAATTTTCATATGAATAATTATAAATTTACGCCGGTTTTCTAATAATTGCTTGCATTGCGTTATCACAGAATGCTAATAATAAAGCATCTTTAGATGTAAATGATCCACCATTTTCTATTAAACTATTTATTTTTTTATTAGCATCATCGCATTTCTGTTCACCAACTAATGTTAATTTTTTATCCCCGATAGTGCTTTCATTTAATTCTGCTTTCGAATTTAATATATACATCCGTTCTATTTTTCCTGATAATTCTTCATTATTTTTTATTGCCATCTTAAAATTATTATCATTTGATAATTGTTTCACGAATTCGAAATGTTTATTTTCACCCATCTCCATTTTATCAATCAGATAATTAATTAATTCTTCTATATCTTTTTTCATTTGCGATTCTGTAAATGTACTGCTAGCCGCATATACGTATCCAATTATTTCACATACATTTATTAATAATTTCTGATTTCTGTATAAATGTTTTAGATTATCAGGATTTATTCTGGGTTTAGATAATTCACCACCTCTCTGTTCAATAGAAGGCGGCAGTATATCATTATTCACCAGACCGATTGGTTCGGAAGATTCCGGTTCAGGTGCCATAGGTCCAGGTGCCACAGACTTGGGTGCCATAGGTTCAGGTGCCATAGGTCCAGG